CACGTTATCATGCGATCAATCCTTAAACAATTGTGCCACAGTCTATATCTATTCGTCCAGGCAGTAGAACAGTGCCAAAGTCTATGTTTGCAGATTGTAGAGCTACCTGCATGGCATTGGTGTATGATCCAGTGATAGTTCCGAAATCATAGGAAGTTAGTATGTCTGTAACCGGAACAATGGTTTTAAAACTTATAGTAGATCCAAAAGCCGTGACTTCAATGTCTTTTCTGCTGGTTGTTGATCCAGGAGCAGCTATTCCTGCCATGGTGATCTGTTGATATGTACTGGCCAGCATGACTCCGGCATCTGTGTCTATTCTGATAAAAGCATCTGGAGCAGTGTTGTTAACAGTGATAGTGTCGGTGTTTTCATTCAACAGCATCTTTGTGCCAGACACTAATTTTTTAAATTTTAGATCAGCACCTACTTTTTCTTTGAAAACGCCCACACCAGTTGCACCAACGTTGGTGGCAGTGATAGTTAGCTGAGCACTTAAATCTGTAAAATTAGCATTGACCTTTTGGAACGCGGTGCGTAGATCATCGCCTAGGCCATCATTTACCACATTGCCGATATTAATTGTTTGAATTGTCATAACACGCTCTCTTTAGTATATTTACCGTTTATTAGTATTCAATTATGCAGGGGTTTTGCAAACTAAAAAATTGAATTGATTACTATTTGCAGTTCCGACATTGGCCCCTGTAAAAAAATTAACAACACGCCCAGACTCTGAAGTCCAAATATTGTAAGCATGACTTGAAAATACCCACCCATAAACACTTTGAGCATCAGCATAACTGAGTACTGATGCAAGACTTTGAATTTCCGCAACTGTGGCCGTTCGCCATGTGCCTGCTGAAAAACCTAGACCTGTGAAGTTTGCGGCGTGGGTTTGAGCTTGATCATAAGTTCCACCGGTGGTCATGGGCGCCCATGTCAATCCAGCTAGAGTAACATAACCTGCTGGCAGCAGTGGGAGATATCGACGGCGACCAAACTTAAATGAGCCTGTGAATGAACCTAGCATGTTAGAATCCTGTCAGTTGTCCCAGCACTGTGTAAGTATCAGTAGCTGTGCAGATAATGCTAAAAGTAACCACATCAGTTCTGTTGGTGCTGGGTGTTGGTGTGACATTGCCCTGCCAGTTTAAGGTTTGTATTACTCCACCTATTCCAACAGAGTTGGGAATAAAGCCTGTACCGCCTTGTACTATTATCAAAGTCAATGCGGTAGCATAGCCACTAGATAAATTTAAATTGGTAAAGTTTACCGTAAAAAGGGCATCTGGGCTGGTGTGATAGAATATATGTCCTAGAGAACAATCGTGTGTTACAATACCTGTGGCATCTGCTTTGGTTTGAAACTTTTCGTGTACACCGTCGTCTATCTTGAGAATACCTGCGACCTGTATACCACCCGGAGTTTCAAGATCACCATCCTCCCCAAACTGCCATCTACGCAGTGTTGAATCTGCAAGGTTGATGTCGATGTTAATGTTGCCTTCGCTCTTGATATTACCAGGAATCTCTAGATCACCATTGGTACCAAACTGCCATTCTGGTGCTGTATAAGCTGCCGCATAGTTGCTGGTCTTTAGCGTGATTGGAAATGCTGTGAGATTTGCTCTTGATGCTGACCAGTATATGTCAATGACAAATTCTCCTGGGGAACCATACACTTCATTTTTCTGAATATCGTTAATAGTTCTTACATCACCATTGGCGAAAGTGATTGTGCTGCCTGCCGCATATGTGGTAAACACAGATTCGTTGCCAGTCCAGGCTATTCCCAAATAGGTAACATCGGAAGCCTGATCAGTGCCCTGGTCATTGAGTGCAATAGTTGTTGTGGAACCAACCTGTGCTGTGCTAACACCACTGGCAATCTTACCGTTGTTGGGTAATGACAGTTTACCATCTGTGCCAAATGTCCAAGCCGCATCGTTTACGCCGTTATTGGCTCTTACTTCTACATTACCACCGTTGACCAACTTGACATAGTGAATGTCATTGCCTAGATACAGTTCAGTTGAGCCGCCACCTGCTGTCAAGTGTATGTGATTGCCATCGCCCGCAGTTGGGTAAATCAATAATGATTGATTGGCACTGCCGGTTGGCGGTGTAAGTTTTATGTAATTGCCGCTGTCTGTAATGGTACCGCCTGTGGGTAATGTGAATACTCCAGTTTCGTCTAATTTCCAAACTTTTAGTGTAGCAGTTGTATTTCCTGCCGTCATGACCACCTTGGCAAGATTGTCTCCACCACCTTGGCTAACACCTACGGCCGCATACTTGGTATCAGCGTTAGGATTCACACTCCAAGCCAATGCCGCAGAACCAGTGCTACCTTGCCCCTGAATGCTGAATAGCTTGCCACTGTCTGCAATGATCTTGGGATACAGAGGGTCAACATTGTCATCAATGCTCACACCAATAGGTAATCTTAAACTGCCATCTTCACCAAACTGCCATCTACGCAGAGTTGAGTCTGCAAGGTTGATGTCAATGTTGATATTGCCGTTGCTCTTGATATCACCAGGGATTTGTAAACTACCATCTGTGCCAAAGGTCCATCCGCGAGCATTATCACCACTGTAGGTATATATTTGAACATCTTTGTCAGCAGCACCGTCTATGATAAATGCACCTGTTCCGTCAGTGGTGGCAAAGGTGGTGCCTTGGGGGAATGTTAACGCACCAGCATCGTTAAATGTCCAGAACTTGGGTCCTCCGCCAGGGCCATTGGCACCTGTCGCTATCCTAACAGTTCTCGAACCTTCTGGATTGATATATACAGCCGCTAGATTACTGGTACCAAAATTTTCTGAATCTTCTATCCATATCAGTACGCCTGCGCCATTTGTTCCTTGTGTTACAACAGCAAATGTTGTGTCCTCGTTGGCTATAATAGCATCTGATCCCAGCAATGTGCCAATACGGGTACGACCACCAGGCAATGTTAACTCCCCATCTGAGCCAAACTGCCAAATGTAGGTATCTTCCGAAGTAGCGTTGGTTCTGATCTGTACATTGTCGTCTCTTGATACTAACCGTATTTGACTTTGGGCTGTGATATCCAACACATCCGCGGATTCAATATTGCCGGCCAATGTTAAATCTCCATCTTCACCAAAACTCCATCTACGCAGAGTTGAGTCTGACAGGTTGATGTCAATGTTGATGTTGCCTTCACTGCGGATATCACCTGGGATAGTTAAATTACCATCTGTGCCAAAGATCCAAGAATATTGATTGAAATTTTGTGTGGCTATTTCAACCCCACCAGTGTCTGGAAGTTTCACATAGTTGCTGTCATCGCCCAAGAACAAATCAATGGCCTGCTGGCCGCCTTTCATTATGTGGAAATGACTTTCCCCGCCTGCACACTCTGCTAGGTTGCCCAACAATATTGTGCCACGGGCTGTGGTTATTGGGACACCAGAGCCAGCTTCACCGTCACCTATAGTAGAACCGTTTGGTAATGTTAATGCACCAGTTGATTCAAGCCTAACTGTGTTGGCACCGTTGACCAAGGTTGAACCACCACCGCCACCATTAGGACCATTAACCCAAAAGCCGCCTGCCCATTGTAAGGTATCCCCAACTTGAAGATCGCTGACCTGTACATCATTTACATTTAAATTTAAACTGATATAATTTCCGTTGTCCTGGAGTATGCGATTATTGTTTATTAAAAGTTCACCGTTAGCGTCAACGCTTAATGCAGCATTGCCAAGATAGATGGTTGATCCGCTGACATAAAGACTGCGCCAAGGCAGTGTGCTTGAGCCTAGATCGCCACCATTGGCAGTCTGTGGTACAATGTTCCCACCCACTGACAGGTTGCTGGTTATGGTGGTTGCACGATCAATAACAATACTTGAACTGTCGTCTGTGCTGATCGTGCTGCCTAAAAATGTCAGTGTGGTATCTTGATCAGCTGCTGGTGCAAGCCCTACCGCTTCGTAGAGTTCTGTAAAGTTAGCATTGACTTTTTGGAACGCAGCTCGTAGGCTATCGCCTTTCTTGTCGTTAGCTGCGGTACCTACGTTGATATTCTGTTTTGCCATTTATCGCTCCAATTATGCCAATGCTGCTATTGCTGTTTTAAATGCAGCAAAATCTGCACTTGCCGCCACAATGGTTTGTAATTCTGTTATATTAATAACTCTGCTACCTTGCACACGCAATCGTTGAGTTACATCTAAATCGTTTTCTATAGTAACATCGGTGTTGAATGTTGTTTGTACATCCACCGTCAATCCGCTGGAGTCGCTGGTGCTAATAGTGCTGCCGATAAATTCTAGTACGTTACTAGAGAACAATTCCTTAGTTGATGTATCATACATCAACGGTCTACCGTTGGCAGTTGAACGTATTGGATTTACATAGAAACCAGCTGCTGCGCCGTTGAGTGCAACCCCGCTGGCATTAATAACAATGCTATTTGCAGACTGGCTGGTTTGGCCAGCAATAGAACCAATTGCCACTGCAGATGCGCCTTGTGAAGTTGCACCAGCATTATAACCAATGGCTATAGCATCCGCACCTTGCCCGGTATAACCAGCTCCTGGCCCAACAGCAACAGCATATTGTCCTTGATTAATTTCTCCAGACTCTCGTCCAAATGCCACAGCGGCTGTGCCTTGATTGTTGTAACCCGCCAGCCATCCAACTGCGGTGGCATTATTGCCTTGAGTAATACTGCCAGCACTTGCACCAAGAGCAATTTTAGTTTCTTCTGTTCTTAATGTTGTTGCAAATATTCCGCCATAGACTTTGTTTTCTACAGCGTCAATAATTTTAGTTGAATCGTCACCAAACACTGAACCTTTCAAATCAAACACTGGATTAACTGCAATGGTCAGTGTGTCTGTTCCGACAGTTTTAGATAATGTAATGCCCTGTCCGCCGTTGATATTAAGTACGTCACTGACAGCGTCAGCTTGTAATCTGTTTATGGTATCACCGTCAACTTGAATTTGTGTAAATGCATTAACAGCAGGAGCTGAGTTTGTGATAGTTACGTCGCCTGTGGCAGCATCAGCGGATACGGTGATACCCACACCAGATGAAATACTAATCACGCCTGCGTTGGTGATTCGGAGATTGTCGCCAGTTGACCCAGTAATGTTAATACCTGCACCTGTGGTTCTGCCTGAAGGCAGTGCAGTGGTACTCTGTAGACTGCGAACTCCTGCATTAGTTACTGTGGCCACTCCACTAACTGTAGCAGTTGTAATACCAGTACCGGCTGATACACTTAGTATGCCCGTGTTTGAGAATGTAATCGAGTCAGCCCCTGAACTCACAGAAAGCCCAACACCTGCGCCTGGTAAGAAATTCACTGTGTCGCCGAATGTTGTTGCTACCACAGACAGATCATTATTAACCTGTATTTCTTTAAAGAATGTTTTGTCGGGATCTATGATTAAACTGGTACCAATGCCAGTGAGCGGATCTCCACCAACAGTGGAATTTTCTGGTAGATTAACAGTATACCCCACACCTTTGATTTGTGCATCGCCCGTCCATACTCCGTTTAACGGGTTAGATGTTGTGTGTTCTGAAGTAAACACTGATTGCCATCTGTGTGTAGTGTCACCGAGACTGCGTAAATTATCTGTAGTGGGAGTAAGGTCGGTGTCCAGCGAAGTAAAATCTATAGGAGTTAGCCCACTGCCGCTCCCGATGGTTGCTACAAGTATGTCAAAATTTTCATTTACTTTTACAAAAGCGTCATTAACTTCACTCCACAATATAGGAGCACGACCTGGAATTATATTTGTATTAAAAGGCATTATGTTCTCCCCACAGCTATTTCAATTGTGCCAATGTGATCACTGTCATAGTCTACCAGTGCTTTACCTACCACAGTTCCAACCTTGATATCGTTTCCGCCTGCTACAGCAACGCCTGGAATCTTTGAAGTCACAAGCATTTCTCCTTTACGTATTTTTCCTACTACCCGGCATGGCACACGACCTTGTAGGGCTACTAGGTTCTTAAGTCCTGGACACCCTTCGTACATGGCAAACGCAGCAGTATTAGAAACAACACCAGCCACACGGTTGTCGCTCTGTGTGTTAGTAACAGTGACTTCTTTGTCGCCGCCAAACACCAATACAGTCCCCACTTCGTACTCTTTGTCACCTTCGTAGTATTCTGCAAGGTCAGCGGAGTATGTGGCCTGTAGTCTTGATTCGTTTGGTGATGTACCGCTTAAGGTCCAGCGACCAGTTATAGTACCAGCTGTGGTATTACCACCGGTGGTCAATGTCTGAACCTGTATAGAAGTCGCTGTTACTGTAGAGCAGGTTATAGGTGCATCAGATACACCGTTCTGCGTTTTGAATTCATGGAAGTTATTCCAGTATGCGGTTTTTCTATTAGCTGGAGTAGCCGAAGCAGTTTGTATTAATATACCACCAGCTGAATCAAAACCGTAATATCTAATGTATCCGTCTGTGGCTGTGGTACTAACAGTATCTATGGCCAAGTTAGCGTCTATCTTGATGTTTTGAACGTCTATGGTTCTTCCGCCAAAATCTCCACTGCCGTCTCTAACGATGACTTCGCCATTACCAGTACTTGAACTTGATCCAGAAGATCCCGCCACCATGACATAATTGGCATCCGACGCTGTCGCTGCACCAGTTCTACGTAAGAATCCTGCACTGCTGTACTGCGATTTCTTGATAGCCAAGCCTTCGTCGACCACAGTGGTAAATGCCACTGCGGCGGCATTAGCTGTGCTTATGCCACTGTTACCTATCAGTGTGTCAGGGGCCATCTGCTCAAGATCAGCTAACTGTACCGAGTTGGCCTTGAGTGTCACGTATCCGTTGGTAACTACGAAATCTGCACTGTTGAAACTGCTGAGTCCATTAGCTGCCTGTATCACGGCAGCTGTTCCTGTCGGTGCCGCTGACTGAGTAGCAGCGATAGTCATGTTCAACTTGCTCTGCTCAATAGCCGCGGCAGCATTCACTTCTGCATTGTTAACCACGCCCGCATTCAACTGCACGTCTACATTGTTCAGTGTAGAGTCTGTGCCTGTGCGTAGATCAAAAGTTAAATCACCAGTTACGCTGGCGTTGATCACAGTATTGCCAACACCTGTGAACACCATGAACTGACCGCCCTGCACATTGCCACCGGCCCAGTTTTGGAAATTACTTAAAGTAAAACTTCTAAGATTGAGAGCATCCTGCGGATCAGTTGCGTCTGTAACATTAGTGATCTTATTGTTGTTAAGATTCATTGATGCTTTCATGCCCAACTGCCCATCAAGGGCCATGTAGCCGCCAGTGATAGTAGGTATTAATTGACCTACACCAACAACAGCACCGTCATGAGTTAATCCTAATCGACGTTCTAGATAGATACGAGTAGCATTTTCAGTTGGCACCGTGTCGATAGCATTATCAATGAAACCACTATCTGTAGAGAATTCACTGACAGGAACACCTCGTTTAAATCCAATACCATCGAGATTGCTCAGTGCAATGGAACTAGAGAATGTTACCTGACCCGTACCTTGGTCAACTCGGAAGTATGGGCCTACTGAGAAATTACCAAATTGGTCAGTGGTCACATAAAAACAGCGTCCCACGTCACGTTCTTGTACTTCGTTTGCCGGATTCAAAGGGTTAACACTGGCCCCATATATTTCTTTGGGATAGTTAGTATCGGCATACGATCCTGTACCAATTTCCAGTAGATCGTGTCCTGTAACCCGAGTCAGTGAAATACGTATGGTCAGTGTACCAAGACTACCACTGCTGCGTATAGGAACAGCTGATTTAATAGTGTATGCGCTGTCTAGATTGTTTATACCGTTAACCAACGGTCTATTAAGAATAACTCTACCAAACGGACCGTTGGTTACTGCTTCTGGTTGATACGTGTTTATGATGTATTCTTCACCCAGATACACAAATTTGCTGCCTTGTGTTCTTGATATTTCTGTCTGAGAAATAGCTACCACAGCAAATATAGTATCACCTGCACTTCCAGTGACCTTACCAACTTTTTGCACACCACTCTGTGTGCCAGTGGTCTCTACAGCATCACCACCCAGTTGAGCTGAGATTCTAAAACTGTTTACACCTAGACCAGCAGACAACACAAAGTATCTGTTCAACATGCTTATGCCTGTAGGCAGAGCACCAGTGGTTGTAAATTTAATCACATCGCCGGCTACAAATCCATGGCTGTTCAGAGTAACCTCAGCGGGGTCTGCTATACTGATAGTACAGGTAGTGCCAGTCGGAGTTGATGTTACAAATTCTCCAGGTTGGATCACTGTTATGTCTATGTAGTTGTAGTTTTCTCTAGTCTGTGTAAGAGTCAGTCCCGCAAGGTTGTATCGATGAGTCCCACTACCTGCTGTGGTTATGCTTAGTGCCGTACCGTTCAATTGTGTACTGACGCTGAAATCAGTTTCAGTGAGATTGTTAGGCAACACATAGTATATTTGCCCTGCTAAAATCGGTGCGGGCAGTGCGCCGCCATCTGATACACTGAAATTCACAGTGTAGCCTTCTAACAGCTTGTGTGATTTTGCAGCCTTGATGGTCAATCCACTGCCGTCGGCTAATGTAAATGTGCTTCCGCTGGGACTGGTAGATACCGTGAATGTATTATAAGTAGGCTGTGTTCTTACATAATAAGTAGTGCCACTGACAAAGTTATTGGCAGTGCTGGTAGGAATGATCCTGTCACCTATTCTCAGTTTGTGATTACCGCTGGTGGTACACACATTGGACGCAATGGTTGTAATAGTCACTAACACTTTGTACCGTGTCGGAGTAGCTGTGTTGAATAATACTTCGTAAGGCCCGTTTGAGTCAACATAAGAGTTGAATTCTAATACACGATATACGGTATCCAAAGTCTCACGTAATTTAAGACCAGTGGAAGGTCTTACTGCAACATTTTCTAATCCACCGGTAAGCAGTATAACACTCGACAGTCTCAGTGTCATTTTTGTACCATCAGCAACTACGGCAAACAGTCCTTCTGTGGCAGATCCTGTACCTGTAGAGAGATTTAATCGTGCAACTCCTGGAGGTAGATCAGTTGTAGTTACCGAAGTTACAGGATATCGATATATGCTGTTAGTTGTAGGATGCAATACTTCTAGCTCTGAACCACCTAATGGAGTATATTCATAATTGGTTACAAATATCAACAGGCCGCCGGCTACGTTGGCAAATGAACCGCTGGGGAAATAACAGTCTATACGTTGACTGAATTCTTCATATATAGTAGACGGCGTTGGAACCTCTAGTGGGTCTGCACCTTCTGCCACCAGAGCAAAGTTTCCATGTGCGTTAGAACCTGCTACTGAACGAATTTGTCCGCCAGTTACTGAGTAGTAGGCAATATGACAGTAGTAGGTAAACATCGAAACGGCTTCTGTAAGACCACCGTTGGCCACAACTATTCCGTAGCCTAGATCGTTGATCTGTGTGAAGTCGTTACACAACATACTTCTATTACCAGGCATCAACAGTTCGTATCTATTACCATTGAACTCCACAAATGCCACTGTTGAAGTCTGCAAAGTAGCTCGATTGGTTTGAATAATATTTCTTACAGCAATGTTGTTAGCAGTATATCCCACGAAACTGGGTTCTGTAATAGCAACCACTGCCTGTGCTGCTGTAAAATCAGCTGCACCGATGATTGAACTCATAGCAGTCATCAGGGTATTGATTGTGGCAGCTTCTGTAGCTGTCGCAGCAGTACCAGTAGATCGGCTCACTCCAGAATAACTGGTAGCAGGATTTAAATTTTGTACAACCTGACCTAATAGATAATTTAGATAGGTGTGCCATGCAGCAGTTTTAGCCTGTGAAAGACCGGAGTCAGTGATCACTGCTCCTGTGAGATTGTTATAGAATTTCAGTGCTCTTGTACGTGTGGCCACATTACCACCGTAGATAACATCATGTATCACAGCTTCTACAGCTTGTCGAGCCTGGAATTCAATTTCGCCTGCTATAAAAATATCAAGAGATGTAAATGGCGCAGTAGGAGTTGATATTTCATTAGCAATCCAACCCAGTATCTCAGCCACTGCGTAGTCTCTATTGTTCAATAGCAAATTGTATGCGCTGGTTACATCAACAGATACACTGGCAGGTAAAGTGAAGCTGAGTGTCGGGACAGCGGATAATCCACGTGAAAGAACATCTGCTATCGATATGTTACTGAGATCCACAGTATCTTGAATGTCAGGATACGCAGTGATTAGATCATTAACTGTGTCATGCACAAACTCGATAGCTTCTATGGTAATAGCTCTTTGGTCCTGTAGTACCACTCCGCTTTGGCTGAGCCTATATGTTATTCCGTTCTGTCGTGTCCAGTAGTTGGTATTCAATACAATATCTCGACCTAATCCGTCAAGGATTAACCCAGTGTCTCTGCTGCAAGCAGAAGAGTTGAATGTGAATACTGTAAATGGCCATGGTGTTGTTTCGTCTAAGATAAATGTAGCTGTACTGCCGTCTTTATCGTAGACAAAGTCTCTGACATAGTTAATTCTATATACACTGTCAAAAACAATAAACGATGCTGGCAGTTGTGGAAATCTGTCAAGATCACTAACTTCTAATCTTGTCGGTGAGATCACTGCATCTATGTTGAATTCAAGGTTGCCCGAAAAGCCGTCAGTGAACATACCACCTGCAAACACCTGACGATCTTGGCTGCGGCTGAACGAAGCACATTCTTGGAAGTAAGGAGATCTGGACAATATCTGACCTGTAGGATCCAATACTCCCATGAACCCGCCGTGTCCTATAGCTGATATAGCCTGCCAACGCACAGTGTCGTTGGCCAAGAACACATCCATTTCTTCGTTTTCTAAAGGATAGTTTACTGAACCAGATCCGTCTATAACATCTTTAAATGCATCAATCAACAGCACTATAACAGCATCTGAACCTACCTCTGATTGAAACGCAGGATCGATTGTTTGGAAAAACAGAGTTTGTTTCAACCCTGTGATTGCAGTGTTATCTATAATGGCCTGTACTAGGGTATTGAACAGATCTATCACGGCCAGATACTGTGACAGCTGTGTGGTTATCACAAGTGTTCCAACATCGTTTTGATAATATTTCAGCGCATTAGAAATGGTTCTATTATATCCGCCACGGTCGAGATCGAAAGTTAAATCATCAACTAATTGTCCAATACTGCGTTTATAAAAATTCCTGTTGTATGTGAAAGTTGGACTGAACGGGGATACGCTATTGATTTTGTTGAAATCTATTCTTGCAACAATTTCTTCTTGAAGAAACGTTCTATTCAATCTTATTAAATCAGCAGCAGATTCGTATGCTCCTTTGTTTTGTATCTTGGGATAAACTGGTTCTGTGATATCTTGCAGATAATGATATCCGTACTCTACCTGTGCAAGAGTTAACTGATCAGGTATCAAATTCTGCGGACCCCATTCGCCAGTTGTGTCATTGTAGACCTGACGTATGGTATCCTGATTACCGATAGTTCTATCTCTGCGGAACTTTTGGAAAGCCCATGGACTGGCTGAGGTTCCTGGTCGAGGTCTAAATATCACTCGGCGGAATTCATCTCCTACCACGCTGACGTTAGGCGGAACTCTTAATGGATAGTTTTCATAGTATTCGCCGCTTTCTACTAATATACTAATCTGTATATTTCTTGCGATGTCACCGTAGGTTATGCTTTCACCGATTTGAAAAGTACCGTAGATGATATCCACATCGAATATCTCATTTCCGTTGCTATCTAATGCACCAGAATGGTTAAGAATCTGTGCCAATGCTCCGCTGGTCTTACCGCGCAGAAACAGACCTTCTCTGATGTCTCGTCCCCTAATAGCTTCCGGAGTTGATGTTGTAACATCACCAGTAAAGTCTGTACGCAGTCCAGCAGTGGATATCAAGAATCTAGGAAGATCAACTATAAAGGTAGGTAAGCTGACGAAGCCCGCTCCTTTATCGGTGATAGTCACACTGGTGATAACACCTGCGGTAACCACGGCTGTGCCAAATGCTCCTGTGCCACCACCACCGGTTATTCTCACAGACACCAAACTGTATCCTGTGCCTCCGTTAGATATAGAAACTGAACCGACCTTGTAGGTAAGATTGAATGTAGCACCAGCACCGATCGCACCAATACCTACTGGTGCAGCACTGGTGCTGATTGTGGTCGACACAGCGGTTGCACCGGGCAGTGCAGAATACACCCCAGTTGATATAATTCTAAATGTTACAATAGCTCCAGGAGTAGTTAGTGTTGATAATACTTCAATAAAACAAGCACTACCGCCCGATGCTACTGTACCGCCTGCAATTTGTAATATATCTCCAGCATAATAGTTTGTGCCAACACTGACCAACGTTGCGGTGTCTACGCTCATCCGCACAGTTCCTGCAAATCCTGTACCTGATATAGGAGAGGTATCCACAGAAGTCAGTGAGCATTCTGATACACCATTATTAAACGTTAGGGTCTTTTCATAAGGACCGATAATTGGTCGTGAATCTAACACTAATTCTTCAGCACGTTTCAGCGCCGCTTCAAGTGTGCGATAGGCATAGGCCAACGCTCTACCTTGTAGAGCTGGTGACACACCAGGACGATCATCCTCACCACTTAGTGCTACATAAAGATTCACACTGCTGCCGAACGCTGAACTGTCTACGTATTGTTTTGTGGCTGCAATCAAGCCTCCGTACAACTCGTCATCATCTGGTTCTGGACTTCTTGATAAGATCAACGGTCCGCTCATGCGTCCGAAACTAACGTCTACTGTTCCTGTGGTAGGATCAATAGCATTAACCCCCGCTCTGGAAATTTTAGAATCGGCATAGTTTTTGTTGACTAATTCTGTTGAAAATATAGGTTCCAGCGGAGTAATTGCAGTTCCAGCATCAAATATACGATATTGATTTCCCCCGGAACGCATTGATAAGTCACCACCTAATTGGGGAGTAGTGTCTGCTACAATTTCAGCAAAGTCTGCGTTGATAGATATTTCGTTGGGGTTAGTGGTAAAATCAATACTGATACCAGAACCAGCGATAAGTTTTTTAAATGCCAGCCCTGACTCAGTGTTGTTCACAGTGACTACTGGGGTATTTCCAGTAGCTGGATCATTTTGCCCTACATAGGTAGCTGGGGCGTCTTCAAGCCCGGTGAATTTTAATCTTTCGCCGAGCCCTAGTGAGCTGTAAAGTTCTCTAAAGTTGTCATTGACTTTACGGAATGAATCTCTTATACTGTCTCCGGTGCCGTCATTACCGACAACACCAATATCAATAGTCTTTCTTGCCATGGTTGGAATCCTAGATTGAGCAAATGCTCTAATATTTAGCCCAAAGTTTTATAAGCCGGATGTAAATACTAGATGTTTCTCACAATCAAAACTCAACAAAATCAATACTCTAGACTCAGTAAATGCGGGGTTGAACATTTATATAAGAGAAAAAAGACTATAGCAGTGCTGAGATGTGATGCTTGTGATTCGGTGTTTGAAAGAGATCTCAAACACATGGATAAGAAACGACTCAGCAACAATTTTTTTCATTGTTGCGGGGATTGTGATGCCAAAAGGTTTGCTCAAAGAACAGGAGTAGAGCAGAAGCAGATATGGAATATGCCTGCCAGTGTGGACTTACCTGTGTCTAAATTCTAAATGATTCACCACAGCCACAGCGATCGCGTTCATTCGGATTGACGAAATCGAATCCTTCGTTGAGTCCATTGCGAACCCAATCCATTGTTAAGCCATTAAGATATGCCAAACTTTTGGCATCTACTAATACCACAAAGTCTTTTTGAGCAAAATTAGTAACTCCCTCTTCGGTGGTGTACTCGTCAACGTATTCTATAGTATAGGCTAATCCGCTGCATCCTGTAGTTTTTACACCCAATCGAATGCCCACACCTTTACCGCGGCGCTCTAAATTTTGCTTAACTTTCTTAGCTGCTGTGTCGGTTACGATAATCATTTACGGCTGCGGTGATAGCATCTTCTGCTAGAATTGAACAATGTATCTTAACTGGGGGTAGGGCTAACTCTTCGGCGATTTTGGAGTTTTTGATTGTTCCTGCTTCGTCGAGGGTTTTTCCTTTGAGCCACTCTGTAACGAGGCTCGAGCTCGCGATAGCCGATCCGCAGCCATACGTTTTAAATTTTGCATCTGTAATAATACCTGTATCATCGTCTACCTTTATCTGTAGTTTCATTACATCACCACACGCTGGAGCACCTACCATACCTGTGCCTACTGTTGGGTCATCTTTAGCAAACGACCCTACATTGCGTGGATTTTCGTAATGGTCAATTACTTTGTCCGAGTACGCCATTTATTATCCTCCAATCGATTATCTTCCATGCGTTGGATAGATAGCTTTTTTTATCTGCCTGATAGTCCAACGCCCAAGCGTGTTCCCACCAATCTATCAATAGTACAATATCGTTCCTAACTTCGTGATTAACAATGGTTTTGATTTCTCCGTCTCTGGCCAGATACACCCATCCGCTGCCCTGTATCTTCATGGCTTTCTTTTCAAACTCGCTTTTAAATGAATCGAAAGTTTTGAAATGTTTTTCTATAAATTGTAAAATAGCATCATAGGGCCTATTAGATCCCTCGGGCTGTTTTAATTGAGCAAAATATATATTGTGTAAAAAAGCACCCGCTTCGTTGAAGTCCGCATCGCCCTCGCCTTTATTATATCGATCAACATAGGCTTTGTACAGTGTACCGTAGTGATAATCTATAGTTGCTTTGCTTTTTACTGGCGCAAGCTCGTCATCGGCATAGGGCAAGGTCAGTTGGATTAGTTTGTCTTTACGACCCTCAACTATGAATTTTTGTATGAATTTGTATGCCATGCTTGTATTTACCGTATAAATAACCTACAAGGAGATTTTTAATATGCTAGGATTATTGAAAAAAATGTTTGGAGTTAAACCAGCCGAACCTGTCGAAGTTCCCTACAAGGTAGAAACTCCGGTAGTTGAAGCACCGCCAGTGGTAGTCAAAGACACTGCCGAAGTTACTGCTGAAAACAAAGCAGTAGCGGTAGCTAAGGCTAAGAAAGCGCCTGCTAAGAAAGCGCCTGCTAAGAAAGCACCAGCGCCGAAGGCTCCTCGCAAGCCAAAAACTGTTTAACAGTTTTGTCTTGATCGTGTAGAGCAAATGAGGCCAAGTTCTTGGCCTTGCTTTCGCACATGATGTCGAATTGGTCTCTAAAGCTCAGTGCCCACTCATTTACGGCTGTGTTCCAATAGAATTCACTGTGTGCTCTCAGCTTGGCTTTTTTGTAGCCCTGCTCTAAGAGGGACGGAAGATCGGGGCGGATGTGTCCGGGATGGTCAATAAGACAGTCTTCCCGTGATACACTATAATGTAACACAGGGCGAACGCCACGCCAACTATCAATAATCCTTTTAACACGGTCGTCAGTTGCTTCAATATATTCTCCAGTTTTAATCCAATGATGGTGTATGTCCATGACCAGCGCACAGTCTTTGACTAATTCAATGCTGTGCTCTATGCCCCAGGTCATTTCGTCGTTTTCAATAGTAAGACAGTTTCTAGCTTCGGGAGTCATCCGTGCCAAAGCACGACGGATACCGTCGGGGCCTTGTCGACCGGCGATATGTACATTGATTTTAAAGTCTTGAAATGTTTTACCAAATCCCATCCAGCGAGCCATGTCCACATGATATTCAAACTCCTCTATGCTACGATCAACAATATCGGGATTATCAGATGCCAATACAGTAAACTGGCCAGGATGGAAACTGAGACGAACACCACGATCTCGAGCAATACGCCCCACCTCAGCAAAATGCTGTTGGGCATATGCAACCACATGGCTTTGACGCCAAAACCAGCTGTAATTACGCTCAGTATAAACAGGCAGCACATCACTGCCAATACGGACCATGCGAAGTTCATCATCTAATGTACCTACTCTTTCTACAAGTTTGCGAACTGATTCGATGTTTCTTACCATGAGATCCCATAATCTCTGCTCTGCTACGTCAGCAGTCTGCCGCTTCAACCAAGCCACAGTAGTTGAACCTGTGTTGAGTTCACGGTCTCGAGCGTTGATTTTCATGCCGTCGACTTCGGAAGGATCATTGATCCATTTGCAGGCAAAGCCTATGCGTTTAACCATTTGATAATCCTGAAATAAGAAGTTCACGTTCTGTCATATAGGCCACAGGCTGAATCCACCCATTGCCCCAACACTCATACAAAATCTTTTGATATTCAGCCGGGCATTTTTCACTTATCTCAAACCCTGCTCTAGGAGTAGTGACAAACTTGTCAACGATACGAAAACGGGGATCGTCTTGTTTGATTGTGCGAATTTGACTTTGGTGTGTAGTAAATGTCATACTACAAGTATAACATCATCACCGCCAGTTGTCAACTACAAATTTATCCTGAACATCCTGCGGATTTGGTTCACCATGAAATACCGCAATACTGCATTCTGGAGGTGGTCGAACATCGTGTCTTACCGTTTTGAACTGCCTTCTACCTTGAGCCACTGTGAGCTCGTCTCTGCTTCGAATCTCCCATTTGTAACTCATAATCCAATCTCTAGGCCAAAACGTCATTCTATCTTTAGCTATTTTCCAAATCCAATCTTGATCTCCTTGCAGCCGTTGAGCTTCTGATGGGTTGAGTTTGAACTGATTAAAGATATGGCTTTGAGTTCCGTGAGTCCATGCTAACACTGAGCTGTTGAGATAGTTCCAACTGGGGAAAAATTTTCTGTTGAAATCGTGAATACCTATAAAGCTGTTGGGATGATATCCTGTGAGCTTGTTCATATTGGCATGAATGACCACATCGAGATCGAGATAGAGTATTCTTCCTCTGAGAGGTAAGGCAGAATCAAACATGTGAACCTTGTGCCACCATCCTCTAGCATAGTTGGCATTGGGTTGATATATTTTACGTACTCCGGGGATGTCGTGTTGATCGTCAGTGAGGCAGGCAAATTCATAAGGAACTGTGAGATGCCTTGCAACCATGTTACGCAGGCGTTCTACGTATTCACGACCGTACTTGTTGCCGAATCTCACGCAGAGAACTGTAATTTTTGTGTTAGGATCATGATCGGCGGGTGGTGATTCACCGATTACTGCAGACGGCATGGGATACCCATTTGCTTTATAAAACCGTCTTTGTTCTTTAGACCAACCAGCTCTATCTTCTTTTGACAATTTCATCTATGGCTACCAGGTCTTTTAAAATATCGCTGAGGTCGTCTAGCTTGATCATGTTGGGTCCATCGCTGGGTGCGTTATCTGGATCTTCGTGACATTCCATAAACAGTGTAGACACACATCCTGTAGCTACAGCAGCTCTCGCCAAGTACGGGACCATGGTCCTATCTCCTCCAGATCTTTCTCCCATTCCCCCAGGCTGTTGAACAGAATGTGTGGCATCAAAGACCACTGGATAGCCAGTGCTTGCCATAATAGGTAGACTGCGCATGTCAACCACAAGATTATTGTATCCATGAGTGTATCCTCTTTCACATAACATAATTCGTTCATTGCCCGTTGAGGCAATCTTTGCCGCAACATTTTTCATATCGTGAGGTGCAAGAAATTGACCCTTCTTGACATTGATTGCACAGCCAGTTTCTCCAGCTGCTAACAATAGATCAGTTTGTCTACATAAGAACGCAGGTATTTGTAATATATCAATACCTGCATCAGCACATTCTCGTGCTTGATAACTTTCGTGAATATCTGTTAAAACAGGCACTCCAAAAGTGTGCTTGATGGTATTGAGAATCTGTAATCCTTCTTCAATGCCAACACCTCGTTTAGTGCTAATACTAGAACGATTAGCTTTGTCAAAACTACTTTTGTAGATTAGAGGAATGCCCAGCAATGCTGTGATAGCAATAAGTCTGGCACAGGTGTCTTCTGCATGGGCCTGACTTTCTATTTGACACGGACCAGCAATAAGAACAAACGGTAAGTTATTACTGATAGTAAGTTGGTTGATATTAAATGTACGCATATTATTATTTACCAATGTCTAATGACACCAGCGATAATAAACAGGTTTGTGATAATATAGGTCAGTATGATAACTGTACGAACAAGTGCTACTGAATCAGCTTCTCGATCAGTAGCACCTGATTTTTCACCTAGTGCTTTAGCCCATAAACGCCAAAGCCTTTTCATTAGGCCTCATAAATTGCCGAGTTGCCAGCGTGTTCAAATACTTCAGCACTGCGAAGGTTGACACCTTGACCAACAGGATAACGTGCTTCAAACACACGACCGTCTGGATGTGTCCAACCTCGACCTTCTTTGTATGCTTCTAGGATTTCGTTCATAGTTCGATAAGCCAACTCAGCAAACTTTTCGCAACCTACTGCTTCTACAATACGTAGATCCAGTACACCGCCTTCTGCTTGCTTGCCTAACTTAGCCAGTTCTTTGAACTTTTCTAGATGAGGATCATCACTGCCCATTACAGTAGTATGATCAAACTGCCACTCTGACCACTCTTTAAACGCTTTGAGGCCGCCGAAATCCATGACCCAATTGCGGTCGTCTAAGGTTTCTGATTCGAAAATTAATTTGATACCGATTGAGTATCCGTGTAGTAATGAGCAGTGACTATGTGTACTTCTCCACTGTCTAAAACAGCATGAAAGTCCGCGGTCGTTGCCGTAAGTTTTTGTTGAAAGATATTTTGCCATCTCTAGTCTCCTTTATATAGGTAGCAAGTTTGATGACTGCAGAGTGTTTAGAGAGGGATGATGCCATAGAGTCCTCTTTGTGTGTGTATTGTAATATTATATTACATTTCTATTTATAATGCAATGAATTCCACATTATTTTTTCTCCATTCCGATGGCATTGTCCACCCCTGTCTATTATAGATCACAAACGTGGTATCGGGATAATGTGTGAATACTGATGCAATCTGATAAACCCAATAGCTGGGATCCACTGCCTGCGATCCAGCTCTGGCATAATTCACAGTGCCTTTGTAGATGTTGTTCACCGCATGATCAATTGGATACAGATCAAAACCAATCATAGTGACTTCTTGATGACCTAATGCAGCCGCCAATAACACAGCGTATCCACCACTGCCCCAATGTTCAGCTTGGTTGACTTTTGCTTCGCCTGTAGTTGGTACCTCGGGTAACAGATTGATGTTTTTGTTTTTTCTTATTTTTCTAAAGTAGTGATGCCAATGATCACGTACATAGATTTCTGTGTCTTTGGTATTGGGATTATTTACAGCTTCTTCTGCCATTCTACGATCACAACAAATCAAATGATCGACATTGAGATCTCTGTGTATGGCATTGCAGCCTATGAGTATATGTTGAGTGTATGTACTAACATCAACATGACGTCTACTTTCGCCATTGCCGATTACCAATGCTTGTGGCATTATTCAATTCTGCCGAATCCGTTCCATATGCCAGGACTGCCTGATTTGGTACATACCCAACCCACAAATTTTCCAGGGGTCGGATAATTGTTCCATACTACATCACCTTCGTTGAACCCGCCACTGACAGGCGGTTCGTTGCCTCCAAGGTGCAGTTTGTCATTGAACTTTAATGCTCCGTTAACATGCAGACTGCTGCGTGGATCAGCACTGCTGACATTGATAGCTAGAGAACCTATGATAGCAACTTTAGTATCCCCTGTCGCAGGGTTTCCTATAACTACGTTGCCACCGGCCTTGATAGAAATCCGTGCAGTGTGGTCAGTGCCGATGTCTAAATCTGTGTAATTGTAAGTGCCAATCATAGCAGTGTTTGGCGATGATGCACCTATAACAATGTCTACATTTTGATCTATAATGTTAACAGCGGCTTTGGGTTGATCTGTGCCTAACCCTAGGCGATCAGTGTTGGAGTCATAGATCAAATACTGATTTACACTAAACCCACCGTCTACTATCAATCCTTTGAGATGTCCAACTTCTCGGAGACTGCTTTTTGTTACGGTAGCTCCTAGTTCTTTTTCGTCTAGTATTTTGATGTTATTGATAGATAGGTTTTTATTTTTTGCTAAATCGATACTTTCGGAAACAAAAAATCTATCAGGGTCGGTGTTAAACAAAAATTGTTTATTATGTCCTTGCCCACTCCACAGTATGCCTTTGCCATTGATATCACCTTTGATAACTATGTAAGGAAATTCAGCAGAGTTGATGTCTTGACCTTCCTGAAGTACTTCTTGCAACAAGGTTGTTAGGGCATTTAATTTTTCTTGACTTGCCATATTATGAATTTCCAATTTTACCAAACGGAGACCACAGACCGGGTGCTCCGGTTTGAATACAAACCCAACCCACGTAGGAGTTCATTCTTGGTTGTATGTTCCATATGATGTCGCCTTCGTTGTACGATCCAGATGTGGGATACGTACTGTCATATTTTTGCAGTCTGTTGTTGAATCTCACCGCACCGTTGACATGAAGATCAACTTCTGGATCTGGAGTTGATACTCGCACTGACAGTTTCCCATGCACACTGACCTGAACTGGTGCAATTGTCGGATTGCCTAGTGTTATGTTGCCGCTAGATGAAATAATTATTCTTGCAGTATTGTCTGTGCCTAATTCTAAATTATTGCTGGCATATGTGCCAATAAATGCTTTTACAGTATCCTTGGCGCCTAACACTAATTCTACACCATCGTCTACAATGCTCAGAGCGGCATTGGGGTTTTCTGTGCCTAATCCTAATCGACTGGTGTTAGCATCAAACACCATGTACTGGCCAACATTAAACCCACCGTCTACTATCAAACCCTTTAGACGTCCAACTTCTCTAAGATTACTTTTAGTTATAGTAGGACCTAACTCTAACTCATCTATTATTTTAATGTTGTTGACAGAAATCGATTTACCACGTGCTAGATCAATGTGTTCTGATATAAAAAATCTGTCAGGGTTTGAATTGAATATCAGCTGTTTGGTGTTACCTTGTCCAGCCCACAGCAGTCCTTTGCCATCTAAGGTATCTCCTGAAAACGTGATAGGCACATCTTTTTCAAACTTGATGTCAGCACGTATCTCATCGACTTCTAGAATCTTGGTTTTTAACGTGCCTGCGACTGTGAGATTATCTATGTTTTCTACAAATAGATTCTTAACAGTTACACCGTCGTTGCTTACAGTAAGCTGAGTTTTTACAGCGGTATCTGTGATACCAGTGCTGGCAAAGTTTTGTATTTTGCCTCCGGAAATGTGATCTCCTGAAAGGGATCGAAACGGCATTTTCCTTGCGATTTCTTTGACATCTGGGGCAGCGGTTTGTGCGATTGCGTTGATCTCATCGCCTAGTGCGGCTAATAAATTATTGACATTGCTCATAGTAATGTATTTATCCGCCAACGAAAAAGCGGACCGAAGCCCGCTTTTTACTGAGAATTTACTTTGTTATTGTACTTTGAGTAGCACAGTATCCTCGTTGATCCTGCCGTTGAGTTTGATATCCACAGCTTTGATATCGTCTAAGAACTTGCGTAACTGCACTTTGCCAGCTGCTTTGAACTCTTTAAGCTGCTCTTCTGGCTTGCGCAGGGTTTTCTGAACACTTTTCATTGGATCAGATCCAGTAATTGTGGTGCCTTTAACTCCGAGATCGTTGAATTCCGCAGCCACATACTTGCCCAATTTACGTGTCTTAACATTGTAGATCCACAGTTCTTTAGCACCGATGATGTCCTGCGGATTAATAGAAACTAATTTAAGTGTCTCGTCCTGTTTGAGATACTTCATCTTGGCCACAACCTTGGCTTTATCAGTAGGCTTCTTGGCACGAGGCTTTTTATTGACCTTGGCTTCTTGAGCCAGCATATCGCAGGCTGAAAGGATTTCGCTGTAGAACAGCGTGATCTTTTTCAAGTTGGCCTTGCTCAAATGAGAATACCCTTCTTTTAACTGTTCGTCTTTGGTAGTGGCTGCTTCTACCAATTCTTCATAGTTACGGGTGTACAAGTCTTTAATAATACGAGCGTGAGCAGCTTTGGCTTGACGACCACGCAGAAGATTTAACAGTTTAAATGCTTTTGGATCAAATGCATCTGGATCTGTTTGGAATGACTCAATGGCATCTTCGATCTCTTCAGTCATGCCCAATGCAACTTCACGAAGTCTCTCTTGAATAGACGGAGTGTAAACTGCTGGCTTGATTTCTACTGCGCCTTCTTCGGACTCAGTCTCATCATGTTTGCCTTCTTCGATAATTTTAGCAATAGATTTACTCAACCATTCTGCGGTGTTGCGACCTTCGTTGAAGTCTGCACGAATTGCCGGCATACCACGCAACAGATTAGCAGCAATAGCACCTACGGTTGTGCCACAGCGATTGTCTTTGGTATCTTTAAACGCTTTAATAACATCTTTTGGATAGTTCTGGCTGCTCATCCAATTAATAACTTTGGGTTTGAGTTCTTTGCCGCTGGTTTCCAAACGATAATAACTCATGGCCATCCGGAAGTGTCGACTAAATTCATCAGCAGTCATGGTCTCGTGATCGTCCCATTTTGGACTTAGATCACGCCCTTTGTTTTGGCGGATCGCAATAGATGCTTTTTTTAGTTTGGTTACCATTTAGTCACTCCTGTTGTTAAACAATACATATATTATAGCACCAAACGGCGAGGTTGTCAACCATGATTAAATCGTTTGATTTCATGTAGGTCACCGTTTTCATCTTCTTGATAAACCACAGCTTCCATAACACCCAATCCGAGATTAGCTTCTGCTATCTCCAACGCTTCTTTTCTACTGCTGGTGGTTTCTACCAATTCTTCGTGACCGGCTTCATCCACCGCCCAAACTTCGTATAGTTCAAAGTTCATGATACTAACACAATCTCCTTAAGTAAATTTTTCCCAATCTCCACCAGGCACTATGGCCCAGCCAAGACGTTGGAGATCATTCCGGATCTCGTCGGTGATGCAACCTTCTGGTACATACCCATTTGCAGGACGGTGATCCAGCCCGTAGCCTGACTCGTCATTACCAATACCGCTACAGTACCAATCGATGTAGTCACCTTCTTGTCGCATGTCTGCTACGATGCCGCCTGCATATCTCCAAGAAGCTGCCCAATAATCTTTGTCCGGATCTTGTCTAAGGATAGGTACAACTTCCAATTTAATAAAATCGTTATTACACATTGCCGCATACAAATTTTGGGCATAGGTTTCGCTGGCACGAACTTTTTCTAAAATCCACTCGTTACTGCGTAGGTCGTATTCCATGTTGTTCTGTTGCCAAGCGGGATCGTTGATCTTGTTGGCATCGTCGATCTTAATCTGATCCCACATGTCAATATAGGCTTGATTAGGTTCTTCGCCCTTTTCTTCTGCCCGCTTGATAGCACCTTCTTTTTGGAAAGTGTGACGTTCAGGACTGCTTGAAATTTCTGACATCTTTAATTGCTTTCTTTAGAGTTTCTGCATAATTAAGAGCCTGTTGCTCACTCATAATAATGTTAGCTTCGTACTTAACATAACCTTTGGTTAACAAGATCCAAATAGTCTGCCAACGATTTAGACTCCACCATTGAGACTTTTGGGTCGTATACGTTGTAACAGTGACACCAGTATCATCTGCTTCGACCCAAACATTGTGATCGTGATCAGCATCTTGACATTCACAAACAACCTGATAGGTAATAGCATCTCCCCAACTATTACGTTTGAGGATTCCTTGTGCAGGAGTCTGAGGTGTAAGTTCAGTTGAAGGTTTTGACATCGTTTCTTCTTTCATATATGCTTTTTACCATTCGTTGATAATCTTCTTCTGCTAACACAGTTTTATACATGCTGAGAGCTTGTGTGATCATAATACCCGCTATCTCAATATCTTTATATTCTTCTAACATGATTCCGGTGAACTGCAGATACTTAGCATAGAGATCTTCAATACTGTGAGAATTGTTATCTGGTATGCTCATATTATGTCCACAGGCTTTCGCGAATCTTGATAAGGCGAATCATCATTTCTTCGTCTTCCTTTTCGTAGGCTTTTTCAATCTTACTAAGCAGCTTATGAGCCTTGTTGCTGGCTTTGCGGTCTTCGGGATCTTTTGAGTTTAGGCTGGAAAAGAAACTGCCTGGATACTTCACACGCATGGCTTCACAATGAGCTGACCAGCCACTGGCGTCCATAGGATCTGGCCGGTTGCGATAAGTGGTGGTCCACCAAGTATACAGCTCGATGATTTCTTTTGCAGCTTTGGCCTGATATGTAGGTTCAGCTTTGTGCTTTTCTCCTTCTTCAAGGAATTCTTCGTTAGTTAGAGTCGATGCCCATTTTAGATATTCCATACCGGCTTCTGGACAACGCCAAGTTCTCCAACGCAGCCAACCCTTGCGCCACCATGGAGTTTCAAATTTAGTCTTAGCATCATCACTCCAAATACAGTGATGCCATGCTTGTTCTATTTCAACAAAATCCACAAGCTCGTTAAAGAGACAAGGAAGAAAGCGATTGCCCACATCACGCCAAGTGCCCGGTTTAATATCTCTGGGATGGGCAGTAAGGGCATGACTGCAAGTAACCCAGCGATTATTAATATAATAGCGAACGTCATTTAGTTTATCTGGTATGTAGTAGACAAATTTTTGGACATGGTCGAGACCTTCTTCAGCGATCCAATAACGGACAGGATGCGCTTTGGCTGAACTGGCATACCAAGCATCCCATTCTTCACTGGTGCCACACTTGAGTTTTGGCGAACCACGAAGCCAATCTGCAAATTTTGAACATGTCCAATAATGACTACGCATTTTTATTCCTTAAGATTATTCTGCTGAACAAGTTAATTATACTATCTTTTAGAAAACCTGTCAATATGTTTGTTTTTTGAACGATTCCAAATCTTCAGGTGTATTAATTTCAGCAGCCACTCCAGCATCGGTGATGCCTATGGTGTATCCATTTTGTATCCAACGCAGTTGTTCAAGGCTTTCAATTGCCTCTTCTGGATAAACAGTTAAACTTCTATAGCATTTCAATGCAGGGGTTCGATAGGCATAGATTCCATAATGCCAATCTCCATACTTCAGCGGCGCACGACAGAACCAATGTGCTTCTCCGTTGCTGGAAATTACCTTAACAGTGTTTGGATCGTGTTGCTGGTCCGGCTGCATTGGGTGTTTAAGTGTAGCAACATCGTGCATGTCTAACAATGCCGGTAGTTTGAGAACATCTTCTACAGGAACAATAACCATATCACCCTGAACATTGATGATGCAATCATAGTGCGGCATCTGTTTATATGCTTCTGCAATACGAGCAGTTCCATTTTCACAGTCGTAGGCAAAGATCGCATTGTCTACCTGATCGGCGATTTCTTTGCTGTCTGTGGCCACATAGACATCAAATCCTGTTTTCAAACATTGTTCGTATACTCTGCGTATTAGAGTCTGACCTCCAACATCGCACAGCATCTTGTTTGGAAACCGTGAACTATCTAGTCTTGCTGGGATGACAACAGCAGTTTTCATATTTTTCTTTGATACCCTGCAAGGTTCAGCATGATCGAATATTGCTCGTAGGCCTTTTGCACAGCAGCGTTGGTATGCCTGTAGTGTGCTTCTTCCCGTTCTTTGTTCATCAAGGTCTCGAACATGTCAATTTCTCCTTGACTATGCCGTTGCCATTTAAAGAAACGACGTTCCATTTCTACAAGTGTGCGTAGTCGACCTTCTGGAATTTCTAAGGTAATGACCTGTTCAGTTTCGAACTCCACGATGTCATTGCGAATAATATCAGCTCGGGATGGGTCTGTAAAGAAACGTGGAGGGTGATAACGTGCTCTACGTTTTTGGTCGTTAAGCACATTAACTTCGTAGTTGCGACAGAAGTCTTTTATTTCGTCATTCATGTTGTGGATGTTTTTGGTACTACAAAATTATTAAAATAATCTAAAATTTCTTTATGGGAAACAAACTCATTTGTCTGGACATGCTCAGGTGAGGATAATATGTGAGGAACATAATACTCTTTCATGATATCATAATACTTAGATAAGTCTACCAGTCTCAACCCATGCAACACCTGCATCCAACTTCTATCAGTGAACATACTAAAATCTATTTCGGGAGATTTGCCTTGATGCAGTTGCTCTAAAATTATTGCTAATCGTTCTGGAGGCGGATAATTCTTTTGAAAGTCTCGCCAAAACTCAGTGTCCTGACGTTTGGTCATGTAATGGAGATACACGAATTCTAATATGTTGGTGTTTCGATCAAGGCATCGCTTGTTGAGGTCTTCTTCAAACTTAATATCGGTTGTGTTGAATCCGTCGCAATTTAAAAAATCAATAACATTCAAAGCACTGACCCAGATGTTTGTGGCTTCTAACGGTTCTAAAAATCCCGCACTCAGCCCGACTGCCATAGAATTTCCTATCTTGGCCTTTTCATAGGTGCCTGCTTCGAACTTAAAAATTTTAGGCACGGTAAGTTTTTGACCAAAAAATTCCTCTGCTTCTTCGAGAGCTTCTTGATCTGAACAGAATTTTGAATTGTAAACATATCCGCACCCGTATCTACCGTTTACAGGAATCCGCCATATCCACCCGTTCTTCATACAGAATGCATCGGTTACCGGTGAAATGTTGTTGTCGTGTTCGATAAAAAACGGCATGGCTCTATCGAGTCCGCAGCTGTCTGCATAACTGTTCCACTTAACTTTGTGATGTTTGCCGATTACAAGTCGAGCAAATCCCGAACAGTCAAACACAAAGTCACATGCTAATTCGATGTCGTCGTCTAGAACTATGTGACTGATAATTCTATCACCTCGAAATTCTTTAACCTTCGCATCTATATGATGTATGCCCTTGTTGGCCGCAAACTTTGATAGATAAGTTGCCAGCAGTCTTGCATCAAAGTGCAAAGAAAACTGGCCGTGATGATTTAAAGGGAGTGCGTCGAGGGAGGAATCTTTATCGGACCAAGTAAATGGCACACGATTTTCCTTAGACATTTTTTCGTATACTGATAAATCTTGTGAATCACTGTTAGCTATTGACTGTTGCAATGACAGTAACTTGTCAATCAAGTTTTGATGCACAGGAATAGGATTTTGTACTTCGTCTTTGTATATGAAACTATGGAAATAACTTTTCCCGTCGTTATTCCAATTAGCAAAATTAATTCCTAATTTGAATGTGGCCTTGCATTCTTTAATTAACTCTGTGATCGGGATGTCTAACATATCGAGGATATTTGTTAAGAACGGTACAGATCCTTCTCCAGCACCCAAAATACCAATTTCGCCACTTTCTATAAGTGTTATATCGTAATGTGGATAGAATTTTTTAGCAAGCAATGCGGTGAACCATCCAGCTGTTCCACCACCGATTATATAAATTTTTTTCATGCAAATATTTATATGCTGTATTTTTGCATGAGTTTTTTATAACCATCTGCGTCCGCAGCTTTAGGGGCACACAATCCACACCAGCAACTGGACTTAGCACAGACAATATCGGGTAATGTATTAGTCTCTAGTTTTTGTTTGAGATCTTTTAATAATTCTTCACTGTTTTTTAGATATCCTAACACTCCAACTTCGCTGTCCAAATTCATTCTACAGTCTTTATTGGTATAAATTTCTCCGGTTGTTTGTCTTATGTACAGAAAGAATCGATTGACCGAGCAGGTCCAACCTTTAAATCTATTATTTTTAATGTATGTGGTACTGCTATCTACATCAGTACAAAGAATTTCACCACCACAACATGCTCGTCCTTTAGACGACAAATCGATACCGTTTTTAAAAAAAGATATCACCTTGGTAGTCATTGACACATGTTTAGTCCCGGTTAAGAATTCAGATTGTTCGGGAGTGTAATTGAATTTAAAATTGGTCCATCCGTGATCTAATTGGCGTGTGATATATTTCACATCGTTGATTTTACACCATTCAATTTGATCTAAACACACCTGCCATTTTTTAGGATGCATGAGAACAGACACTTGAAAATTTTTATTGTTGTCTTTTAAATATTTTACATTTTGCCTAAACATATTCTGCTGCTTTACAAGACTTTCGGAATGAAAACTCATAGTAAAATAATCAACTACATCTGCAATTTTTTTCCAACGATCCGGACTGGTTATGCCATTAGTGATCAACCCAATATTGAGATTCCAATTATCATATAAAGATTTTTTATTTTTTATATATTGAAGTATTTCTAAAATATGAGGATGGAAAATACTTTCTCCGCCTTGTATATTCAACGTAGCAAATCTAATGTGTTCTGGTCGTGAACACATATATAAATTTAAATATTCTACGATAAAATCAACAGTACGAAGACTGTCTTCAAGGCTAGGATGATCCTGACTGTTATCATGCCCGTCGCCACAATAGCTGCAATCTAAATTGCATTTTAATGTGGATTCCCATGCCACCTGAAATGAATGATGGGAATTAGTTTGATCGATGAAATTGAAGTCAGGCACAATGATTGTAAAAGTTATTTGGTAACTGTTAAATCGTTAGCCATTGGAAATATTTCCGCAATTACCTTTGCACAGGCCACAGCCACTTCTTGATGCTCTTTTTGTGTGCCGTTAGCACTTCGTAGCTCAATGAAATGAATCCATGATCGCAAGGTGCCATTCATGTATAAACGACTTTCTGTTAAGCCTTCTGGTAACACAGCACGAGCTTGTTCTTTTGCTATGCCTTTAGTAACAGCCCACTCGTATGTTTCTTTTGTGAGTCTAATAATTTCGAGTTGTCTATTTCTCCACTCATCTTGTAATAATGCATGACCGAGGGTGCCGTCCAGCGGAACACTGTTCTGTCTGTTCTTTGGGTCTTGCAACCGTGCTTCTCTACATACGAACGACAGGTCTTTAGTAGGGTCAGCATATCGCTGACTGAATTCTTGGAAACTAAAACTTCTGTGTCGCAAGATTTGTCGTGCAATATCTCTTGTGGTTGTGATTTCGATACAGGCGGAGACCATTTCGAGTGGGCTCCAGTGTTGGTGTTTGACCAAGTATCTGATAAGTTTTTCTGATGTGTCTGTGTTGAGTTGATTGGAGGGATTGCTGACACGGGCGCAATACGCAATGAGTTCTTGCGCATCTGTGAGGCCAAGCTCTGCAAATTCCTGTGTGGGCTGACTATAGCTGAGTAATCGAACATTCATTTTTATCCCTTTAAAATCTTCATGATTTTCTCTTTTTCGAGAATATCTTTTTCCATTTCCACGTATTGTCTACGCAAATCTTTCAACTTGTCCCAACGCGATTCTAGTTCGGGATTGGGATGAAGTATGCCCAATCGTTCTTCAATTTTTTCAATAGCTTCTGTTAGACTCTTGCCACCAATTTTAATGTCGGCTCCTTTCTTCATGGTCAGGCCATCGGCGTCAATGTGTACAGTGGTACCAGTGTTCCAACTTGTACCGTTAGACCCGGATGTTAAAAACTGTCCAGATGTACCAGTGGTAGTGTATGTGTACGGAACAGTAGTGCTACCAGTTCCTATAGTGCTACCAGTTCCTATAGTATACCCACCGTTAGATATCGTAGTAGATCCAACAGACCATAAAGATGAATCTATGGCAATAGTATCGGTGCCGTAACCAGAGCTTATAGTAT